CCATTTAAAATAGCCTGCCCTTCAGCTTCAACGCATTCTAAACTTGACTTACAATAACTAAAATCCGGCATTTCGTAATCGGTATTACGTGCTAAGTCACCCCAAACAATGTCATAAGCTTCTGCTGTAGTGCCAATCTCCGAAGGCTGACAATACCCATTTGCTTCAATATGTTCAATTAATACATGTTCGTTATCTTGACTATAATCAAAACTGATTTTTGGCAATTGCATAATTTCGCTTGCCACTGCTGATTTAATAAAATTATATGTATTCATGTTCATGTTTCCTTGTTTAAATAGAATTTAGCCGTTTAAGTCTTCAATTTGATAAAAGCCATTTTCAATTTTAGCTTGCAACTGTTTTTTACTTTCGGTAGTGCCTAAAAATTGTTTCAGGTACTTTGTAGTAGTAGCGGAGTAGTCCAATGCTTTACTATCCAAAACGATTTTACCGTTTCTATTTTGAGCAATCACATTATTATATGATTGGAACATTGTAACATTTTCGGGCAATGTTACAATAAACTGATTCGCTATTTTATTGCCATTTTGGCTAGTCATGTTTGATACTTTCATAACACTTTACACCTTGTTTAAATAGAATGTGCATTATTGCACGGGATAAAATTTATATATTAATGCAATCTAATATTATAAATTGCATTGTATATAAACGTTATTTAAAAGCTTGTTTGTTATAAAATTCTCTTGCTCGCTTTTCATCTTGTTTGTAGATGAAATGTCCTTGTAATGTTCTAAACATGTAAGGATTAGCAAAACCACCCAATTTATAAAACTCATCGCTTGAAATTTTAATATACTGTGAACTATTCATTTTATTGCACCTTTTTAAACGTTGGTTAATTCTCTAAATCATCAAAATCATAGTCAAACATTTTATTTAACGACATTTCATCTTTTAAATATTCAGTTTTAAAAGAGTTATCGACCGTTGTCTGTTGCTCAACTGTAAATTCTAATAAATCAGTATCTTGTGACATTAGGCATTTTCCGTTTTTTTCTGAACTTGGAGCGAGTATGAATAATTCACTCAATTAATGCAAGCTCTTTTTTAAAATAAATTCAAAATAATTACCTAAAATTCTATAAATACCTGAATTACAACAAAAAACAATTATAAATATTTATACAATTAATTAATAAATAAATGAATCTGGTTTTTTTGATCATTCAGCTATGCACGAAATAAACTAAGAACAAGCTTTAAGGGCGTACAAGTGGCATCACCTGGAACTGCTGCAGGTGGCATCCTTACAAGCCTTTTCAATAGGTATATAAGTAACGTGCATGCGAATACAGTAAATCAACACAATTTGTCAATTTATTTTTAAATATTTTTGTAATTTTAAAAATAAATAAAAATTATATGTAAATCAGTTTTATTTATTTTGATTATATGAATATTTTAAATTTGCTTATTAGGTAAATTGATATACGAATGAAGATACCTGTAGAAATCCTTAGAGGAACAGGTCCAAAATTAAATACCCCTCTGTGATATTTTCCTGATCTTTGAAAGTCTGGGGTTCGATGGAATTTTACCTTGAAATCCCATAAACATTGGGTCTGCGACTAAGTGGAATTTCTATATTTATCAAGGACTTATGGTCTGAACCAAAAACGCACCTAAGTATGCAATTTCACTAAACATTGAACAAATAAAAAGAGAGCCGAAGCTCTCAATCTGTGATCTCAATTACCCAGTTCATTAAAGCTTCATAAACTCTAGGGTCAATTTGATCTTTCCACTTTTCAGCTAAAGATTTAATGTATGCTTCTTTAACAGGTTTATAAGCATAGAAAGCTTCTTCAGGTGTATCATAAGTACCTAACGATTCCCACTTATACCCTCGTTGTATTCTAGCTCTGTATCTTGTTTTGGTGCTATTATAAATAACTCCCTGTGGGAAAGAGCCTCGAACACTCTTGTTATTAGTTAGAGCAACATTAATTTCTGATGGCACAATACAACAAGTATCTTCTGAGTATACCTTATTACCTTTAATTAGAATGTCTTTATCTAAATGCCAACCTTCTTGCTCACATCCGATCTGTGAGTAATACCAAGACTTGAACTTAGAAAAGTGTCGGAATGTTTCAGAGGAAGTGCAAGCCTCGTAAGTTGGATTATTTGTCTTATTTTTCGGGTTATAACATCTCTGCATCATACCATTCCATTTCTTGTATAGAGGGTCACACCTACCACCTCTACCAACACTTTTAGGTATGTCCATAACACCATATTTGTGAGTGTCATGTACTTCGGAGTCTTTTAAAATACCAGTTGTCAAAGCGGATGCTGTGGTATTTTTAATTGCACCTGTATTTAAAAACTTTACAGTGATATTATGACTGTCTATGTATTCAGTAACTTCAACATCTCCATAATTGTTCGTTTTAAACACAGTCCCTTCATATTTCTCTTTAGCATCTAATGTGCGTTTATGTACCATCAACTCTTTACTCCTCTAATTAAACTTTTCTATAGGATTTTGACTTCCTATTCTGTGTACCGCAGCTTTTTAAAATATCGTAACGTTTTGATATTGCTATAGAAATCTCTATATGATTTAAAATATATAGGAAATTCAAAGTTGAATTTTCAATCCTTATATGATTATTTACATCATTTACTCTGCTGAATCAGTGTTCGTAGTCGCATAATCTTAGCTGAGTTTCTACCAATCTGTTCAGAGATACGGCAGAGGTGTCTTGCATACCTATATGTGTTGTATGCACTAAGGTAATGATACTCGCAACGTTGAGCAACCTCTTTATCAATAAGTTTCTTACGTTCACCAGATAACACACGATTCTCTTGTTTGAGTTTATGAATTTTAACTAAACGTCTTTTGTTTCGTTGTTCGGTTTTTAATAAATCATTCATTTTATTCCTCGTTACAAATACTGATAAAATCTTTTAGAGTTACTACATTATCTTTTGACACATTTTTTGAGTAGTTAGTAAACGCCTTTAGTGATATATAAACTTCATTGAAGTTTGTGTTGATCTCACCTTGCCACATAGCTTTTTGAAAACCTAACCGAACAAGACTTTGAATAACTCTCCATTCAGGCTGTTCTGAATTGATTTCTATTTGATAAACTTTATTACTTAACATCTTAATCCTCTCCAATACGTTTCATTTCATCATCATATACTTCTTGAATAATATGTTCAATAATGTATTCACTATTATATTCCAATTCATCTAATATACTGTCATTTACACTATCTGATTGTTCTGAAACAAACGTTAGTTTAATGTTGTGATTAGTGTCAATATACTCACCAACAAGATCATCAAAATCTGGACGATATTTACAACTACCTGTCCAAGAATATGTAATGCTCTGACCACAGTACAACACTGTAATAAGGTGCTTATCTAAATCAATATCTTCGAGAGTAACGTTGTTTTTGTAACTAATGAAGTTCATTTTAAATCTCCTATTTTTAAAATACCTAATACCTTTATTAAAGGTTCATCTTTTCTTGCTAACATCACCTCATATGTTGAGACTGTTTGCAATACCTTTAGGTTATCTTCGACTAAGTATTCAACCAAGTGTGTATATCTTCTGTTGTCAAAGTTACTATTATTGAACTTACCATCTCTGACCCTGTTTAACACAAACTCTTTGTTGGGACTAAACCATTTAAATTTCCATTTCCAAGCGAAAGGTCTGTCGTTTTCAACATTATTAAACTCTTGCTCTGACATTGCTCTGTATAGTTTCATATCTATCTACCTTTAAATCAAATCCACTAAAACAAATTCAATTTTACCATCAGGTTTCTTCTCAAACAAAAAGTCACCTTTACAACCTAAATCGTACAACTTATCTTTGATATAGTCAATATTTTTACTAGATTTACCACACACAACTCCTGCATTAATGAAAATTGGTAATTTCTGTCCAGTTTTAATCTCAAACTCTAACAATGTATACAACTCTGTTACAATCTTATCTAATTGTGAGTTCTCTTGCACTTCTTGATAAAGTTTCCCTATGGCACTTTTATAAGATTTTTGGATATTCATTTTGTAAATCCTCTAAAATTATTTCATATTTTCATTATACACAAAACAAAAAAGGGATCAACCCTAAAGTCAATCCCTTTTGTAAAATTTTAAACTTCAAATACAGAGTGTATTAAATACTTACCTTTGTATTTAACTAGGAAAGCTTTAATTGCCTCAAACTTAGACTTCGCAATGTAAGTGTTGTCTAAATCTGTAATATGTAATGGTGCAAAATAGTATATACGATAAACTTTCATAATCATATCAAATTCTCCTCATCAATATAGAACTCATAATGTTTGAATACTTCCTTATCTTTGCAAATGTAAGAGGTAATATGATCTCCATAAATATGAATAAAATTATGGAATTGTAATTTAGCTTTGCCATCTACTGTTTTCAATTTGTTATGAGGTTCTTCAAACCCTAGTTGTGTGAAATAGTCTTTATAAACTTTCTCACCTAACGCTGTTGGTTCAAACCAAACATAATTGTTCATATTAAATTTAATCATTTTAACGTCCTAACACATAATATTCATTTGAAATATTTAATCGTGTATGCTGATTCACTTGTTTAAACTTACCTTTATCATTGTACACAATTGTATAACCTGCTAAATAAGCTTTTAATGCTTGTTGTTTAGTTAGCAGTTTCATCGTAATTCCTCCACATCATTAGTTGTGTTATCAAGAACCCAACGAACCGTGTTTAACTCAATTAGACGCTCTTTAATCTTTTCTTTCATTACATTAAAACCAAACTCGTCACCTTGTCGTAAATATTCAAGTTTCTTTTCTTCAAGTTTTTGTATTAAGTTTTCAACATTTCCAATGAAATTCTCTATTTGCTGTTGTGTCTTCATCCCTTATCTCCTATTTCAAAACAATATTACGACAACTAAACTCAATTACAGAGCTTAACTTAAAACTTTTATAACTTTTTGACTCCATATCAAAAACCCTTACAATATTAGGATTTGTATTCTGCAATACTCTCTTGTCAGGGCGTTTCGATAAATGACGTTTAATACCTGTTTTAGCGTACATTACTCTAGTAGACCCATCTTGCTTAGTAAAACGTACTACAAACATACGAGAGTGCGTAGAAGCGATTGTAGAGCGTAATTGTTCAATATTCATTGTGTTTCTCCTAACCTTTGATCACAATTTCAAAGTTCTTAACTTTAATCCACTCATCAGCGTCAGTGTCTAGAACTTTCATACCAACAAAATCGTTGCTGTGGTTTTTGTCAGCAGATATGATAACTGCATCATTTTCAGAACTAAACAAAGCATAAGTGTTATAGTGTTGCCACTGCTTCACTTGCGGGTATTCTTCGTTAACGTGTTCCCCAATTTGATTAATTTCGGACTTTAACATTTTAATCTCCTTTTGCTCACTAAAGCATTTCTTTATGTATTAAATATACATATAAAGAAAAAGGATGTCAACAAATTAATGCTAACATCCTTAAATTATTTAAATATTCGTGCTACCAAAACCACCTGTACCACGTTCTGTATCTGATAATTCATCTACTTCAACAAAAGATACTTTAGGGTAGGGTAGGATTACCAGTTGAGCAATACGGTCTCCGATTTCATACTCTTTGACTTCATCTGTTTTATACACTCCGTTGTTCCAAGTTGATTTACGTAAAGTTGGTTTAAACTTCAAGATAAGTTCACCACGGTAATCTGAATCTATCGTACCCACCGAATTAGCTAACACTAGATCATATTTAGAAATGCTTGAACGTGGTCGCAAATCAGCGTAGTAACCCGTTGGGATTTGTATAGCAAGCCCTGTCCCAAAAACCACATTTCCATGTTCATCATACTCTTTAGAAACTGCTGTCAAATCCATACCAACAGAACCAACTGTTTCATACTTTGGAATAACAGCATCTTTGTGTAACTTTTTAATTTTCACTTCTAACATTCGATTTTCCTCTTAGTTTTTAATTTCAACAGTAATGTTTAACTCATTCTCTAGCACTTTAGCATAATGCAATTCTGAATAAATAATCTTTGGTTCAAAGTCATATAACTTAGCAATATAGCTTAATATCTCTCCAACAAAGTTGGCTGAGATTGTCTCTCCATCAATAACACATAAGAATGAATCATTAAAATCATCGTATGTGATAATGTATTGTGATTGTTTGGTTGTCATTAGTAATAGCCTATCTCCTGTTTGGTATGAAGTAATATTACAACAAGTAAAATAAAAAGACAACCACTTTTCAATGATTGCCTTAAAATAATTTCTAATCTGTGAGTAAGTTGAAATCAAAATCGTATTGATCTTTCTTGTTCAACATAAACAACTTAATAAAAGCGTTAGTTGCACATGGAGCTTTCTGTAACAGTTCTATTAGTACTTCTTTAGCTACAACACGGTGTTCCTTTTGTGTACTAACATGAGTTCGAGAAAGGCAGTAGAACAACCATGAACGCAAGCTTGCATTGAAGTACATCTTGGTTGATGTTAGACCAATCGGCAGTAAACTTCTAGACAACTCCTTGGCAATCCCTTTATCGAGAGCTTGTTCGTACAACTTAAAAGCATGATGTTGCAGTTGAAACTGTGCGTTTATCCACCACTGGCTTAACTCTAAATCTTCTGATACAAAACTGTTCTGACGGTTCTTCTCATCCTGCACACGACACTCTCGTAACTCTGACTTCATATTTGAGCAATCAGCATACCTTTGTGACCACTCTTGAGGTTTAAGTGTCTGATGACGTAGTAATTGAATACCAACATCTTTCTCTGTATTAATCTCAAAGGTTAGATTAACCATGTCTAGGGGAGACCAATGTCCTTCACGGATAAGGTAGTTCATTAACCCTTCATACTTGGGATTATCTTGATTCTCACTAGACACTCGTGCTAAAAATACAACCTTTTGATCAATATTTTCTGGTGCATCGAATAGTACAACTTGTTTCAATTTACTTCTCCTTTAAATGCAAAATCTTTCTGTAACTCTTCGTATTTTACCTTAACAACAGCTTCAGCTTCCTGTATGCTTTCATGCATCCCTAAATAGTACCTAACGCCGTCTACATTTACTAATACCTTCCATTTCGACCCGTCTTTATATACACCTTTCACGCCACTGATAGTGTCTTTATTTGGCTTACAATTCCAACGGTTTTCCTTCTTAGAAGCTTCTCTAAGATTTTCAATTCTATTATTTGTAGGGTTTCCATCTATATGATCAACCAATCTCGGTAAATACTTATGGAACATCAAAAATATTAAACGGTGTTGTCTGTGACTTTTATTATCCACACGTACATCATAGTACCCCGTAGACTTGTTTAGATTCACAGCAATGTCTCCAATTTTTGCTTGACCGTTGACAGTTATTTTCCTCACTAACCACCCGTCCTTGTACTCAAACAGTTCATGTGCTCGGTCAAATAACTCTAATATTTCACTCATCATTTCTCCTCTTTAACTAAACACCTTACAATTCACATAGAGCTTTACAGCTCACACGGAATTTCTATAATTCACACCAACAAACACTCTGTTGGGTAACTTTCATAATATCTACTACATCAACTTGCATTGTAGTATCTTTATCACTTAAATACGTCTTACAACTTCGTTCTAGTGCATTAACTGATGCTAATAAATAAACACCTGTTCCTAACAAGATTAACACATTAGCTTCTTTATGCTTAGAGTAATCTACTTTAACTCCAAGCTGACCAAGCAACCCTTGCATTGTTTGCATAGAGGATGCTGTAAAATAAGACGCTTGCATCAGCACTCTCCTTCGTAAGCATCATAACAATCTTCATTGTATGAAACATCTTGACCTTTTAATTTCTCATCTGTTTCTTGAAAGATTATAGTGTTCTTGCTCATTTTCAACTTACGTAATTCCTTACTCTCTTTACGAGCTTTCTTTACGTCTGTTGTATTCATCTTATTAAATGTACGCATTTGTGTTTCCTACATCTGATTTAACTTTTCAAGTAGTTGTTCAACTTCTTTCTGTTTAGCGGAAATTAAGTTAGCTAACTTAATTTCTCTTGCTTATCGTAATACGGTTTAAAGAAATAATCAAGAGCTTCTTTCTGTTTATCTCGAAATTCAATCAAAGTCTCTAAATCTTCAACAAAACCTTCTTTCCCTAAAGACTTATTTAAAGCTTCCCATAATCTAAAACCATAACTACCGTTAGTTACTCCTAGCAAAGCTGTAGCGTATACTAAATCTCCAAGAGGAACTTCAAACTCACTGTCTCCAATACAAACTTTTACCGTACCCGTTGGTTTCATTTCTCGGTAATTAAGTTTAGTTTTTTCAGAAACTAATTCAAACCTACTTTCGTGGTAACTGTGCCGTTCAGCGATCTCCTCAAGATGAATAAACTCACAATCTACACAGTAAAATGTGTAGATTTCACCAAAACCAGCCATTGTCCTTGATCTACTTCAACGCAACGAACTTTATCACCTTTCTTAAATTTACTTGTTACTGAACTACTCATTTACTTTCTCCTTCGTTTAAGATGTTTAGATTATAACTTACTTGATGAGATTTTGTAAATACCTTTTTCATATATTTCTGCAATTACCTCTTCTGCTTCAACATAAGTCTTACAAGAGACACTAACTAAGTTGTTATGTGAGTTATAACAATGAAAACGATACGGAGCTTTAATGTCATACACAATACCTTGCTCTGCATAACTTCCAGCATTGTCTCTAATCTGTAAGTCAGATGGTGTATGTACACGAATCTTAACTTTCTTACCATTAAACTTCAATGTGTAATCACCCCCATTCACTAGCACATCATCTAATGTTCGTTCAGATTGTTTAACATCTTTTACTGGTGTATCAAGAACTTGTTGTTGTGCTTCTAAGGCTTTAGAAATAGCTTTTTCTATCTCCTTATCTGACATCCATTTGTTAATACCTAATGATTGCATTTGAGCGAGTGTTAAATCTTTCATTTATTCATCTCCTATTCCACATTTACTACAATATTGATTCTCTGACTTACCAACCCAATTATGATTACAACTGATTTTAATTTCAAGCTCCTTAAACATCTCAAAAGCACCATTTAAATAGAAATAAGGTGTATCATCAACAAAATATCCACCAAATTGTTTATAAGTTATTCCACCAATCAACATATCTGCTTCTTTAAAGAGTTTTGTCATTTCAAACTTATCTCTTAGTGTTTCATTACTCATTTAATGACCTCCACATTACCACTACCACATTTCGGACAGTAAAACCAATCGTTATCAGAAAGATTAAACTTTCTCTCTGAAACACTAAAAGAACAATGACAAGCGTTACAAAACAAATTGTGCATTCACTTCTCCATAATCTTATTCAAACACAATTGAAATGCTTCACGATCTTTATATTCTTGATCATCTTTCTCTAACTCAAAGATTGTTTCAATAATATCTTCTAAACTATCTTTTTCATCACTACTAAAGATTTCTCTATCTTGATAATAAACTATAAATTTAAGATATGTTCCTTCGCAACGTTTGTGATATGAGGTAATACTAATCTTGTATTCACCATACACTAACGTATTCTGTACTACTTTAAACCTTGATAAGTTTTTCACAACTTTCTCCTTAATTGGTATTGCAACATATTTTCAATAATTAAAGAATATAACAACTACTCTCGAATTACAATACCAATATCAGATTATTTTAAACTATTTCTTCACCTCACTTAAAAAATTTATGATTTCCTATTGTACAGGTATGTGTTAACTTTTTCAACCAATTTCTATTTGTTTTAACATGTACAAAATACAAAGCACCTCTACTCACATCTTTGTGTTTACCATCAACCACCTCTTGTGCTAGACGTTTAGCTCTTTCATACTGCTCTTTCTCTTTAACCTTTGGATTATGTTTAGTCCAAGAAAAATAAAAAGAGGGCTTTTGCCCTCTAATCTGTTATTTCAATTTTCCAGTTTACAAGAGCATCGTAGACACGAGGGTCGATCCGATCTTTCCACTTGTTTGCTACTTCTTTGATGTAAGCTTCTTTAGCTTGCTTGTAAGCGTAGAAAGCTTCTTCCTTTGTGTCAAAAACTCCCAATGCTGTTTCTTGTTTGTTTATTGAAACTCTTGCTCTAAATTTACTACCTTTAGTTGTGACACCTATTGGTAACAAACCCCTTGTCGACCTACTGTTCAGAATTAAATTGTTAATCTCTTGTGGAACAAACACGCACGTATTTGGTGAGTACTCAGTATTACCTTTAATCAAAATATCCTTATCTAAAGCGAATGGTTTACCAAACTCATCAACACTGTTATAACCAATTTGAGATTTACTCCAATCAATAAAATCAGAAGCGCAGAAAAATATTTCTGAGCATGTGGTTTGTTCATAAGAAGTGTGTCTGCCTTTCCATAGCGGGTCAAAACACCTTTGCAGAACTCCATACCATGTCTTCAAAAGTTTACGACTATCTTTACATTTGTTGTCGTATCCGTAACCAATGTAACCCACACCGTAGTTTGTCTTTGCTAGTAGATCAACAACACAACCTTCCCTAATAGAATACATATCTGTCATGTTTAATCCACCAGTGTTTTCGAACTGAATGTACACCCTTGTATAGTGTTCATACCGTATTACCGTAAACCTACCACAACCATTACTTTCAAAAGTTTTACCAACAGTGTTATTAATATTTTGCAAAGTCGATTTCTTCAAGTAATTCTCCTCAGTTTTTAAAACTGATATTTTACAACACATATGTAAAGAAAGAAAGTATTATTTAAAGAAACTGTGATTTCCAATTCTTACTGTAAGTTTTGTGTTTTTCGGAGCTTTATGATGCGCGTTGAAATAAATCGCCCCACATGTCACGTCTTTGTGCTTTCCACCTAAGACTTCGTGAACCAATTGTTTAGCCTTGTCGTACTCTTTAGGTTCTTTGATTGTCTTACCTTTACCCCACCACTCAAACTGGTTAGGTTGCGCAATTACTTTACAAGGTGTTGATGGAAACCTACTATCTTTAGTCCTGTTTAGTACAACAAATATTGTTGCTAACATACCTTTCTCGCCATCGCCCCTGCTTTCGTGGTATGTATTAAGCGAAAGACACTCTAATTGAGCTTTAGAGAGCGTTTGAGTTTGAAACTGTTTAGGATTAGTCTCAGCCTGTAAAGTTGCTGCAATCGTAGATGAGAGAGCGAGAACAGCACATATTGAGATACTTCTTGTTAGATTCTTTAATTTGATATTTAATTTCAAAATTAATTCCTATTTTGTTGATAAAATAAAAAGGGAAGCATTTAGCCTCCCTTATTTGTATAATAACACTATTTGTTTAGTTTTGTCAAATCAACGACAACAATAGATGTAAGCTTCTTTATGTTTGTAGCACTCAGACAAGTATCTACACAAGAAGTCAATCAAACCTTCAAATGTTCCCCAACCGTTACTTGGTAAGTAGTCTACTAAACGATCTTCAAACTTTAGTAAGTTTTTAATTAAGTCTGGTAATGTTTTCAACACCAAAACAGCAGGAACTTCACCATTCTTTAAACCAAACAACTCATCATTTCTCCAAATCAACTCATAATATTCTTTACCTACAAGCTTACCGCACTCATCGACAATCTTATTTAGGTTGTGTGTAATGTTTAAACAAACTTGTTGTTCAACATCTTCACCATCGTTATCTAAGAAATAAATACTTAAACTCATACGTTGCTCCCAAACTCTTTAAGCACATCTGCTTTAATAATTGTCTTACGGTTACGAGAATATTCTTCAAATGGTAATTGCTCTAAACCTAACACATCAGTACAAGACCAAATATAGTCTTTATCCGTTAAGATGTAGCACTTGTAATTCTTAACTTGTGAAAGATCATCAACACCAAAGAAATCTAAACAAGCTATAATCATCTCAGCAGCATAAGCTGTACCAACTCTACGTTGTTTCTCTTTGTCATAAGTATCTAACACCATATTAAAACAAGAGAAACTACCTTTACCTTCTAACTCAACCCAAACATCTAATATTAGAATCTTACGGTCTTGGTAAGATGTACACACTTTTGTTACGTTACACAATACTTTATTCATTTTAAATCTCCTTTAGTTTATATTAATACCTAGTTGTAATACTACTTACTTGTTAGTGCAGAACGTAAGGCTGCTACAACTTGCTTGACTTCTTTTTCGGTGCGCCATGCACCGAATTGAACAAAACCCCAATTCATTGGTGTATCTTCAAGTGTTGTTTCCGCATACCCCTTCGTTTCATCACTACATAAGAAATAAACATAATCACCAACTTTAGGCTCAAAAGGTGCAGGAATCTTTATTTCAATCTTTACAGTGCTTGGTTTGATTCGGAATTGGTAAACATCATCAAGATACCAAGAAACTACAAGTTGCTTTGAATCACAACAAACCCATTTATCAGTAAAGTATTCAACATCTTTACCGTCAGCCAATGCTCGTAACGCATCAGCACCACTAATCAAGCCTTGTTCTTTTTTGCTTTTAGTAACAAGGTCTCTAAGTTGTGGTAAGGTGAGTTCTTCACAGTCATCATAATCTTCAAAAAACTCAACTCTGTCAGTATAAACCTTACCGCCTGAAAGACAAACTATTCCAAATTTATCACAAATATGCTCAGAACCACCAAGCACACAAAACAACTCATGAGCTTCTTTACTTTCAGCTTCGTTATTTACACGTATTTTATAATTACCTAACATAATCAATCTCCTAAGCCTTCAATGAACTCTTGTAATGTTCCATTTGTATAAGGGACATTACAATATGATTCTTCCTGTTGTAAATCAATGTTATTAACACAAATAACACCATCTTTGTAAATATACATCTCATCATTGGTTAAATGAAACAAATAATAATCTCCATCTACAAGTTCTGAAACATCTGTATTCAAGAAATCATTATCTTCTATGATTGTAACACGTTCTGTATTATCACACACATACATCTCCTTAACTAGCAATCTTTAACAATTCAACAAACTTCTCTGCTTGTTGTTGTGTATCAAAATGAAACGATGTATTTGAATTAAAATCTCTATCAGCTTTTAATCTAACACAAACACAGTCGTAATAACAATAATCTACAAACACTTCCCACACACGATTACGTTTATCTGTAAACTCAATATTCATCCTAGCACCTCAACATCTAAATCAAATTTCTCAAATAATTCTTTAATCACCAACTGAACCTCTACAGCTTTAAATTGTTTAGCATAAGAATATTCATCTGACAGATGATCTTGTAGTTTAGATTTGTATTCTTCTAAACAAACCTGTTTACAGTCATTCATTACAACCTCCTTAACGTTTGTATGAAGCTAAATATACACAACAACAAAATTAAAAGCAAGAACTCTTTAGCACAAATACAATAATATTTAGATTGTTTGTGACTACTGTAGTATGTAACCAATACATATAACTAAATCTTATTTAAGTATCTTTATGTATTACTATAATTTATATAATTACTATAGATATATCTATTAATCTTATATAAGGTATACTGTATGTAATACTAAATATAATTCTTATAATATATATATATATTTAGTATACTTAAGTAAATTATAGTATTTAATATATATATATATATATCTTTATCATCTGATCTTGTACTTACTAGGATTCTAATATATAAATATTATTTAATCTAAATATATAAACCTAATCCCCTTCCCCTTGATTTCAATCATAAGTCCTTTGTTTTAGCTTGTCAAGAGGGTGTTTAAGTAAAGTTTTGTAACAACCTTATAAATCAATAACTTGTATTTGGGTTCAGAAATACTTTGTAACGGGTTGTCCTATGGTGTTGTTATACTATAACACAAGATTATGTTACCAGTGCATCTGTGTATGCCTAAGTATTTGTACAGATATGGCATAGATTCAGATATGCACTCACTGAGCGTAGGGGATTAGCTAAACATAGTGTTTAAAGAGCCGTACAGTCGATTCTAGCGACTTTAGCGGTTTAGACGAATAGTTTTCTTGTTTGAGGATAAAACGTCTGTATGAGTGCCTGAGAGCGTAACACGGATTATTATGAAATGTTTTTAGAGGTGGTATGATTTTGGTTGACAAGGCTGAGGTAGTTGGTGTAGGATGTTTCTATCGAAATTAAGAAGTTCTAAGGAGAACACAAATGAAATATATGGGTAGTAAAGCTCGTATCGCAAAGCACATTCTTCCAATCATGTTAGCTGAATGTGAAAAGCATGGAATTACAACATGGGTAGAACCGTTTGTTGGTGGTGCAAATATGATTGATAAAGTTCCTGATACGTTTGAGCGTGTTGGGTATGATTTAAATGATCATACAATACACGCTTTGATTGATATTCGAGAACAACCTGAAAAATTGTTCGATAGTTTCTCAAAAGAGTTAAGAGATTTCCATAAAAAGGGTAAAGCAAAGTCGCTCTATTCTCACGCCTGTATTGTAACATCATTCGGAGCTGACTTGAACGGTGGGTATGCACGAGAAAAAGGTAGTGATGATACGACTTTTTGTGGTTACGGGAAGCGAAATGCTTTAAAACAATCACCAAAAATCCAAAACGTGCAATTCATTTGCGATTCTTATGAAAACTTAGATTTTGAAAACTGTTTGGTTTATTGTGACCCTCCGTATCAGGGTACAACAGGGTATAAAACAGGAGCATTCGATCACGATAAGTTTTTTGATTGGTGCAGAGAGCAAGCGAAACGCAACATCGTATTTGTATCAGAGTACAACGCACCTGAAGATTTTGAATGTGTTTGGCAAGGTGAGATTAAGACAAATTTTGCATCAACCCGAAAGGCTGCTACACACAAGGCTGTGGAGAAACTATTTAAGGTAAACCCTGAATGAATAAACAATCTTTAGAATTACATATCGAAACGCTAACTCAAATGCTAGTAGGTTTGATTTTAGGGTATGTAATTCTTAGAGCGTTCGGATTAACAAATTCTCAAAGTATAACTTTACAGTTTATTTTCTTTGTTGTATCCTACGCTAGAAGTTACACGATATGTTGGTTGTTTAAAGAAGTTATCTTTAAGCAGAAATGATTTTAGGAGAAATGTTGTGAGTAAAGAAATGAAAGATACGAAAGAAGTTAAAGAATTGAGTGGGGTTGGAACAAAAATAATAGTAGGGGAGATTTTCGATACGTTAAATTATGGCAGACTCATAGTTACGGAATATAAAGACAGTTACAATTTAAAAGTTAAGTTTATGGAAACTGGGTACGAAACTGTAACAAAAGCAAACCAGTTAAGAAAAGGTGAGGTTAAAGATAGATTATTACCTTCAGTCTACGGTGTTGGTATCATTGGTGACACCGTAACTAAAGTTAATGGTAAAACTTTAAAAGAATATATATTGTGGAAAAGTATGCTGTGTAGATGTTATGATATAAAATATTCCAATAAGTACCCCACTTATCAAAATAGCGAGGTATCTGATAGTTTTAAATACTTCCCTTACTTTAAAGAGTGGTGCAATAAGCAAATTGGTTATGACCAGCAAGGTTGGGCTTTAGATAAAGATATTCTAGTTAAAGGAAATAAATTATACTCTGAAGATACTTGTTGTTTTGTTCCTAAAGAGATTAACAATTTACTTGTTAAGTGCGATTCATCAAGAGGAGAGTACCCTGTAGGTGTAAGGTATCGTAAAAGGTTTGATAAGTTTGAGTCACAGGTAACGTTATATGGTAAAATGGTATATTTAGGTACTTTTAATACACCTGAAGAAGCATTCTGTGCTTACAAGGAGGTTAAAGAAGCTTACATTAAAGATGTAGCTGACAAGTGGAAAGATCGGATTGATCCTCGTGTTTATGATGCTTTAATGAATTATCAAGTTGAAATAACAGATTAAGGAGAAAAGTTGTGAAAAAAGTTAAAGAAGTGCAAGGTACTGTTCTTGGGAAGTTCCCGTGTGGGAGCTGTGGTTCACAGGATAATTTAGTTGTCTATGTTAAGCATAACGAACAAGGTGAAGAGTACCTTGATGCTAGTTGTTTTACACCTAGCTGTGAGAACAAGTATATGACTGAAGCTATGTTGAAAGAACAAGGTGTATTGGATGAAAACACAGTAATTCCTAAAGTTAAACCAGTAGTTAAGACAGCTATCACGAAAGCGGAGTATAAGGCTCTTATTGCTCGTACAAGTCATGATACAACTCAACCTGATGGTAGTTTATATCGTTCTATTAAACCTGAAACAGCGCACTTCTACGGACATTTATTTGAGCGTGACTCTACTGGGGAAATTATCCGCACATATTACCCTGAGACAAAGAGTACATTTAAAGGTGAATTAAACTCTTTACGTGGTTATAAATCTCGTGATTTACCTAAAGCGTTTGGTCGTCATAATATTGGTATAGTTGGTACTAGCAATGATTTGAGCGGAAGTCATAAGTTTACTTCAGGAGGAAAGTGGTTACTGATTGTGGCGGGTGAAGAAGACAAGTTAGCTGCTGCACAAATGCTACGTGATTATCAAATTCAACGTAAGCAAGAGGATTATGATCGTATTGCGGTTGTTGGTATTCATTGTGGTGAAGGTAGTTTATCTAAAGTTTGTGCTAACAGTTATGATTTCATTGATAGCTTTGAAGAAGTCATCCTTTGTATGGATAATGACGAAGCAGGACGTAAAGCTGTTCAAGAAGCCATTAAGGTGTTGCCTGAAAACAAAGTAAAGGTTATGGTAACTTCACTTAAAGACTGTTCTGAGATGCTACAAACAGGTAAACAGAAGCAATTTATTAGTGACTTTTATAGTGCAAAACCTTTAACTCCTGATGAAGTTAAAACATCCAAACAAGCGGACGATGAGATTGAAGAGGAGTTAGGTCGTTGTAAAATTCCTTTACCTCCTTTCATGCACCGATTACAGAAACACATGGCTGGTGGTATCCCTTTAGGTTATATGATTAATCTAGGAGCTATCACAGGTGGAGGGAAAACGACCATCATTAATGAAATGATTTACTACTGGTTGTTCAACGCTGATGTTAAGATCGGTATCTTGAGTTTAGAATTAACAGCAGGACAATACCAAACAACATTGTTGTCACGCCACATCGGGTTTAAACTAGCTTTGATTGAAGACCCGAAAGAGGCTGTAGCTTTTGTTAAACAACCTCACATTATTGAGAAACGTAAGGAGTTACGTGAAAATGAGTATGGGGAAGAGAGGTACGTTTTATTGGACGAACGCTCAGGAAGTCTTGAATCTGTTAAAAATCAAATTCTTAAACTAATTAAGAAATACGATTGTAAATTAATCGTCATCGATCCCGTTAACGATTTGTTCGAAAGTTGTAGCTTAGAACAACAGACAGGTTTTATTAAGTTTTTAAAGACTGTAATCAAAGATGGTGTTTCAATCTTTAATGTCTGCCACCTTACTAAAGGAAAAACGCAAACAGATCGTGATGGTAATCGTATAGTAAGACGTTTAACCGAGGATGATTTCTCAGGCGTTAGTAACCTAGTTAAATCTGGTGGTTGTAATATTGCTGCTACTCGTGATAAACTTGCCGAAGATGAAACAGAACAGAACAGTACAGACATCGAAGTTTTAAAGTGCAGGTGGAGTGGAAATACAGGTTATGCTGGCAGTTGGTACTATGATAACCTGACACACACATTGTATGATAAGGAAGATTTTATGGAAAAACAACGTAGTAATTTTTAAATAATAAACCCTCTTAACTAGAGGGTAACTGATCAGGAGACGTTATGAGTTTAAAAGTCGGAGATATTCTACCTACATCACGATGGGGTGATATTAAAATTATAGATTATATTAATAGTAAAAACGTAACAGTAGAGTTTATAAATACGGGAGGTGTTAAAGTAACAAATAGTAGTAATATTTACAGAGGGGCTGTCAAGGATGAGTTACAACCCGATCTCGTTTATGGTGTTGGATATAACAACATAAAGAACTGTATCAAGAAAGGGAGTGAGTATGAATTTGAATATAAGCTGCGGACTCGTATGCTTTGGAGATGTTACGACACAACCTATATGAAACAGTTTCCAACTTACGCCAATAAAACAGTAAGTGAAGAGTGGTTGATATTTAGTAACTTCGTTGAAGATGTTAGAAAATTTGTAGGTTACGATAAAGCTAAATATGAAACATGGGAGTTGGATAAGGATATTCTGGTTAAAGGTAATACTGTATACTCTAAAAGCACTTGTTGTTTTGCACCTAAACAGTTGAACTACCTACTTATCAATCCTAAAGGTAATAGAAATAATTACCCTATCGGTGTACACAAGAAGTGTGATCGTAAAAAGTATAGTGTTAAGATGAGTAAGGACAACATTAATGTTTCGTTAGGCGCTTTCGACACACCTGAAGAAGCTTTCTATGTTTACAAAGAAGCTAAAGAAACTTACATTAAAGAGGTAGCTGAAAAGTGGAAAGATCAGATCGACCCTAAAGTTTACGAAGCTTTAATGAAGTATGAGGTAGAAATAACCGACTAATGTGTAAACACTTATAGACAACACTGAACAGATAAGGTACTATTGCTTTATCTGTTCTTTTGCATTTTAAGAAGGAGTAAATTGTGTCAACAGAACTAAACTATATTCCAAATGATTATATCTTCGATATTGAATGTTACCCTAACGTGTTCACATTAGCCACGTCTTCTAGTGATGGTAAAGTGGTGCGTGTGTGGGAAGTATCAGATCGTATGAATCAAACGCAAGAGATTCTAAGTTACTTACGACATCTAGCTAAGAACAAACAACGTATGATTGGTTTTAACAACTTAGGATTTGACTATCCTGTTCTACATGCAATCATGGAACAAGCTAAAGAAGCTAAACGACAAGGTGTTCAATACTTTATTGATGCTGGTGAAGTTTATAATATTGCTATGGCTCAGATTCAAACAGCTCGTGATGGTTTTGCTAAGGTTATTAAGTCAGAAGATGAAATTATTCCTCAGATTGATTTATTTAAGATTAATCACTTTGATAACAAAGCTCGTGCAACATCTTTGAAGATGCTTGAGTTTAATATGCTTTCAGATAACATTGAAGATTTACCATTTCCTGTAGGTAAGTATTTAACTCA